AAAAAATAGACTGACTGAAACCAGCCAGCCTATTTTTGTTATCGTTAGACTTCTTATTCCTGACCAGGCTTATCGATAGCCGGTCAGCTCGCCTGTTACCGTGACTTTGATATCTGCTTCTTTGGCATTAGCAGCACCAGCGAGCGTTAAGATTAGGCGGGCAGACTTAGGTAGCACAACCAAGTTATTGCCGTCAGCACGTAAGCGCCCAGCAGTAGCAAGGTCAGCGCCAGCTTTGATAAAGTATTCTGCATCTTGCGGTACGTCTGTGTCATCTTCACCATCTGCGTAAGAAAATCCTAAGCTGCCAGTAACGGTTGCGCTCAGACCTTTAGTGATAAAAACTTGCGCGTCAGTTAAGCACCAGCCTTCTAGTAGCTCACCTAAGTCAATCACATCACCTGCTTTTGGCGCTGTGGCTGAATCACTGTTAGCAAGTACGCCGCCAGTGTTGGCTTTTAGGTAGTACGCTTGGGTGGTGCTATTGCCGTAAGGGGCGGTGACGGTATAAAAGTGAGTCATCACTTTGTTGTTTGTCTTGATTGTAGCCATAAGGCTATCTCCTATTTTTTAAGTTGATGGGTCAAACGCTGGCGTGCCAGCGCTTAACGATAGCCTTACTTACCGCGACCGAATGAATCGACCGCTGTATCGACCACAGTGATACCGTAGTCGGTGAACTCATGGCCGTTGCCTGTATCGATATCAAAGCGGATTTTACTCACGCCACGAATCGCACCGATCAATAGCTCAACCTTATCGCCATGGTCTAGCTCTTTTTCTGACCAGAAGAACGGCATACCTGAACCTTTATGAGCCGCCATTGCTTCAGCGACCGCCTGACCACCTAGGATAAGTGAACGGTCAATCGCAAACTTATCGGTAAAGCTGGCAGGTACTTTAGCGGTGCCTTCTGCTTCACTGTTGTACGAGGTGCTGTACTGCATTTCATCGCCAGCGTAGAAGCGAATCGGACGCGGCATCTTGATCATCAAAAAGCCATTCCAGATACCAGCCTGACCTTTGAACAATGGATGACCAGCCGCTTGAGCCGCACGAGCCAATGCCGCCGCTTGGAATTGACGGAACGCAGGGTCAGCGGCAAACTTGTTGTACTGAGCCGGAGATAACATCCATACACGCAATGGGTCGTCATCTGACATCGTATCGCCTTCAAACTTGACGATAGGCGGCGGCAGTGCGATTTGGTCCATTAGCGACTTCATGCTATCGATGGTATCCATCTTCAGCATGTCAGCGGTGGTGATATCAATCTCACCGCCAGTCTGCTTGAATTGCTGAATACTATCGCCCGTCGCTAAGTAGTGACGGTTTTTGGTGGGCGCTTTGACGCGGTTGACCATAATCTCTTTAAACTTCGGATCATCTTTAGTCGGTACCACCCACTCGATATTGTCTTGATAACCACGAGCACCAGCCATGTGAACAAGTAGTGACTGGTCAACGTAGCGAGCCATCAAGCTCTCGGCCACTGGACGACCCATAGCACGAAAATCTACTGGCGAGCGAATACCAGTCATCACATCGCCCATATCGATTGGGAAACGTGCTTGGTTGACGCGCAGCTTGTCTTCACTAAACGACATGCCAGTACCGCGACCTTCGGCAAAATTACTGCCCATAATGGGTTTAGCGCCCATCGGGTTTAGCAAATGAAAGGTCACTTCATCGCCGGTGCCTTTACCCAAGTCTTGCACCTGGACAATCGGCATGTGCTGCGTGGTTTGTTTACGAACAGTCGCTTCAGCACCAGCCGTACCTTTTGGCATTTTGCCAGTCAGCTTGTTCATGGTGCCGTTTCGGTTCATGTGAGTCGCAAACAAGCCAGCGGCTTGAACGACCATGTTTTTCTTATCGCCATATCCGGCGTGGGTTTTGGTAGCCATCTATGCCACTCCTAAAGGTTGTTTAAGTATTGCTCGCGCTTCTCAGGCGACCAGTTCATCATTTCATCAGCAAGCTCGATACCGGACATTGAGTCCATCTGCTCAGCGATGTTGGTTGCGCCTTTATGTCCACCAGGTATGTCGCTTAGGCTGGCAGGAATTGGGGGCGCTGCATTATCGATTGCCTCGCGTGCCTTGGCTTTTAAGTCATCAGTTGATGGCTTATCGGCTTTGGCAGGCTCAGCGGTGCTATTGGTTGACTGCTTATAGTTATTGAGTAGTTCGACCACTTGTTCGGCCGTACCTTGTGCTAAGACGCCATCGAGCGCGGCTTGAACGTAGGTAGGCTGTGCGCCTTTCCATGTTTCAAACTCGCCACTCTCTAAGATGGAATCAATATCTTGGTGAGCTTCGTAAATGGTCCGATAGTGCGCGGCTTCTGCACTCTCTTGCTCGCGTGCCTGTATTGGCTGCAACGCTTGAGCAACTTGCGCATCGACCTGAGCTTTCACGCGCTCATCAATCAGCTTGTTAATACCTTCTGCCAAAGCCTCTTCAGAGAAATCTCCAAAGTAGTCAGGGTTCACGCCAGCATCGATTGCGGCCTGTGCCGTCTCAATGTCCTGCTCTTGCTGCGTAGGTGCAACAGTGGCAGGCGTTTGGTTTTGCTTGCGTAAAATTTCTAACTCAGCATTGGCAGCGGCTAACGCTTCTTGTGATACGCGGTCACGCTCACGCGCTTCGACCAGCTTTTCATAAGGAATGGTGTGTACGCCATCACGAGCGAGGACCACCTTTTCACCTTCAACATCATCGTTCGACGAGTCATTAGGCGTGTCAGCGGGGGATTCTGTGGCTGGCGTGTCATCCTTATCATCAGGCTCAGTGGTCTGCTCATTCGCTGCGGTATCGGCTGGCGTGTCGATACTTTCCGATTGCTCGGTATCGCCATTCATACTCATTTCTAAGTATTGCGCTGCTTGTTGAGGCGACCAATCACCATCATCAAAGCTGTCATCAATAAAACTATTTGCATCAACTGTCATTAATCTGTCCTTTACCCATGTCGGAGGGCTACCGTTAAAAAACAGGTTTCGCCACTAGCAATGGCTTGATAACAATTTAAGCGTTGGCAAGCTTTTATGCGAACCTTATAGGGGTGTCGGGCTTGCCAGCCAAATTTTGGGCACAAAAAAACCACCGCGAAGGGTGGTTTTGGTTCATCTGAATAGGTTTATCGCACTACTGTTCGTGTCTTGGTTGGGCGTCATACTCGCTAAGCATTAAGTCGATAGTATCTCGCACTTCTTTCAGCTTATCTCTAGGGATATGAACACACTCGTCATCGTCCATGTCAGTAAGATAAACATCGCCGCCTCTAATGACTATCTCTAGCTCGCCATTAAACTCACCCATGTATAACTTCTTAATGACCATCACTCCACCTCATTAATCAACTGCCGCAACGCCTCACCAATTCCCACGCCTTGCGTCTTAGGCTTGGCACGAAACAGTAGCACGTCATTGTCGGTCAGCATGTCGTTGATGGTAATGCGCATCTGACTGCTAGGATTGCTCACATCATTCTGTGATAGTTCGACTGGCGCGGATTCTAAGCTCTCGCGTATCAGCTCGCCATTGGCAGTATTAACCATCATGGTTGCTGGCGCGTCATCGCTACTGGTAAAGCTGTATAGGTACTCAGTGACAGTCATGCCCTTCTCGCTCAGGCTGACAGCTTCGGCTTGACCATTCATAAGTAAGTCGATGTTCATTATTTGTCTTCCTTGTTCTCGCCAGCATGGTCAACGCTTGGTGTGCCCATTGCGAAGCGGTCTATGGGTTCTTTTTTGCTTTGTTCTTTTTTCTGCAAGTGAGTGGCTAAATCAATCAATCTGTTAGCTAACAATGCAGCCTGACTGATATTTAAACTGGTTGCTAAGCATATGCTGCTTGGATAATCCTGTTTTCGCATTGCGATAATCAGATCATCATTGCTATCAATAAACACACGCAATGACATACCATCAAGGTCGCCAAGGTTCAGTTCTTCAAATACTTCTGACATAACATTACTCCGCTATTAGTAATCGCTAGTGAGGGTGTCAGAAGCACGTCTAGCGTAACGCGCTTGTCGGTTATAAGAAGCTATCGAACAACCTATCTGACCAATTCAGTTTATCACTCCACTGGCAAGTTGTCAGTAATATCAGGTGTTTCAATACCTTGCATGGGTGACTGCCCATCTTGCGGCACTGGCGGGAACATCGGACTGGTGTTCTTCTGCACATCGACCGCTTGCTCTGGTAACTCGCCAGCCACATCATCAGGCAGTGGTTGCTCTACTGGCTGGACTGGCATGTCGGCAGTAGGGTAATTTGGATCAACGCCATAAGGGTTAGGGCGCTGATAGCCTGCGCTCATCATTATTTCATCTGCAATCGGTGCTATCTGTGGCATCTGTGCAATCTGAGCGCCACCTTGCATGGCCGCAAAAGCACTTTGGACGCCGATTTGTACGGCTTTAGCGTCAAGCCCTTTAATCTCACTATTCGCTTTACGCTCTTTAAGCTCAAGCTCACGTAGCTTAATGTCGTTACCTGCTTTAACCAACGCATCTTGAATGGCTTGCTGCTGTGCTTGTTCAATCTCCTCCGGTGATTGCTGCTGCTGAACATTGCGTACGTCCTCGATGAATTTTTCTTTGTTCGGAATATCCATCAAGGCAATCATGTAAGGCATGGCCGCGACTTGATACTCTGCTGGCAAGGACTTCACGGCCTCACTAAATGCGTTCAACTGCTGACCACGGTAGCTATTAGTGCTCGGCACGTCTTCAAGCGCAACCATGAGGCGCGTCTTGCTAATATCGTTTGATAGATAGACTTGACCAGTTTCAGGGTCACGCTCAGGCGCATTGATAGTCACTGCACGTTCTTCTGTGACGGCATCACCTTCAATGATAATGGTTTGCGGCTCTTGTCCTAAGTCCTCAATGATAAGCGCAAGCAAAAGCTCGCCTACTTGCTTGCGCCCTTCTCTGAAGTTATCCATCATATCGGCTAGCGACTGATTACTTTGCTCGACTTGCAACTGCTCTTGATAGCCTGACTGCGCGTTACCTTTACCTTGGAATGGGTCAGTAATACCAGACGTGCGGCTAATGCTCTCTCTATTTTCTTGCAGCATTTGATAGTGCTGGCTAGTTAGCTGGTAGTCGCGGATAATCTCAAACTTTGCACCAGGTAACTTCATGTGATTTTGGTCAAGCACGATATCGCCGTCTGGTCTTGCGGCTTGCTTGCGAACCTGCGCGTCAGTCATATCGACAGCGCCTTTGGTGCGCTCCATGCGCGTAACAGACATTCCCCAGCGCAGCTTAGCAAGTGCGCTATTTAAACTGTCTTGCGAGTATTTCATATCACGCACATAGCCATACGGTATGCCAGTCGCGTCCTCTTTAAAGCCCCAAAACGGCACGTATGGGAAATGCGTGTGATTATAAGGCGATGGGCTGTCATGCAGTAAGTGCGGTCCCAACCAATATGCGCGGCGCATTCTCGTGACAGTAGCAGTGATTGGCTTGGTCAAGCCAGCGGCCACAGCCATCACATGATTTTGATTATCCTCGTCATACTCAACGACACGGCCATCAGGCGTTTTGATGACGGTTGCCGCTTCCCAGCGTCTATACCACAGCTCAAACACGCACAGCTCTTTACTCGTTGGATTGTACCAGCGTTCCTCATGCAGCGTACTGCCACGTCCAAAACCATGCGAGCCTTCAAGCCCAGTCGAACCACCACCATCATAGCTCTGTGACATATACCACGAGTTCATGCCGTAGCGACCTAGATTCATGATCATATCTTTGTGCTCGGGGAATGATAGCGCGATACGCTCAGGACGAAGCCACTTAGCACGGCGTAACCATCTTGCATCTGACAAGTCTGCTTCAGTCGCTCGCATGTCCCAGTGGATTTCATTGCGATGAATCTTACGGCAACGATATGGGTACTTGAATGGGTCAGTCTCTTTACTCACCTCAACCCAACCAATGCCGCATTTAATCTGCGTCTCGAACGCATCACTACACGCTTTATCGGCTTTACTATTACGCTCAGCTTGATTGACCTTATAATTCAGCGCGTCTGCCACGTCTTGGCCACCGACTTCACCATTGGGCGTCACTCGCCAGTCTGTTCGCACAGTCGCTTCATAGCCTTGGATAGCTCTAAGTGCGGGACCAATCAAGTTCTCGACGGCAGGCGGCAGACCTAACTCTCGCTGCTTCTTGAGTAATTCACCGTCTAATTGATTGCCATCGGCATAATCCATCTCTGAATCAGCAATAGCTCGCCAGCGTGGTTGCTGCTCAATCTCGTTGATAATATCTTGATACTCAATTAAGCTCAGCGCTTGGTCGTCGGCTGGCGTGTCTGTCACATCTATACTCATATCTCAATCCTCTACATTACACGCCAGTCGTCAGCGTCTTGTTCTTCGTAAGTGGTGGTTTTATCTGACCTGTCTAACATGCCAGCCTCTTTTGCTTGTGCGTGTTGGCGCAAGGCATCAGCACCTTCACTACAGCCATTCGCCTTGTTTGGTCTGTTCGTGTAGCGCATATCTTTTGTGCTAAAGACTTTCTTATAACCTTCCACGCGCTTAATACCGAGCTGGCAATCAACCTCGTCAAAGTAATAACCTTTCATCGCGGCTCTGGTCTGCTGAATGCCGTTCATAAGCTCTGAGATAAGCGGCACGACTTCAAAGACTTCACCGGGCATGAGGTCCTCTAACATCTCGCGTGTTGATTTATTGGTGTCTGATAAGCGCTTGTGGTCAGCATCGTGTGGTAAGAAGTGACGCCCAAACACATAGCCGTAGCTTCTAAGCTGTGCAACATAGTGTTTCAGCGTCTCATTGTGTGCTTCGTAGTATCTTATCCAGCGGTCTTGACCGTTCATGTGCTGCAAAAACCAAATAGCACAGCCATCTGAGTTGCCAATATCCCAAAACGTATCGACTGGAATGTCGAGCTCGTCAATATGACAAATACCGCCACGTTTGCGTAGCTGTAGCATATCTTTTGCGTAGTAATGACCTTCTGTGCTGACCTGGAATGGCTCATCAGGGAATGATGGATACTCTTGCCACATGCGCTCTTCTGCGCCAACAAAGTCACTGTTCTTGATTGCCACATACCAGGCGCGCTGATCAGGGTCGAGTTTCATATCGATACCCATATCACGCTTGGCTATCATCTCGACTTGATCAAAGTATTCGTGTTCTTTGTCCGTGATATCGACCGTGCGCGAATTGACACGGTAGTTTTCTTCTTGCCACCAAGCGTAGAAGTGCAATCGGTAGTCTTTGCTCGATAGCTTCTTGCGTGAATAGAAATGTTTTTGCGCTGCTTGAGTTAAGCGGAAGAAGTCACCCTCTCGACCTTCAGCGGTTGATTCGATGACTAAAATACCGCTGGCAGGCACAGCAGGGATTGAACCGGTCATTACCTCTTTTGCTTTGTCCGGATATTTGGCACAAATTTTGCCAAACTCTGATATGTGCAAGCGATGAATGGTGCCAGAACGCATGGACGTGGCCACACGGATTGATGAGTTGTTGTGCTCGAATAACAGCTCAGCAGCGCTGTCACGCTTTAAAGGGAAGCGCTCACGTATCTCAGTCGGTAGATTCTCGTAGGCAAACTTAACCTTGTCTCGAAAGATAACTTCACTGGCATTTTTATCTTGGGCGATAATACCGCAGCGCTGGTCAGCGTTAAATAACGCATGGTCAAGCCAAAGTATCGCTATGAGTGTGGTAAAACCTAGCTGGCGAGCTTTCAAAATGATGTTACGGTGCCATAATCTATCGACGAACTTCTTTTGCGCAGCATTGGGCTTAAACGGCACGACGTAGCTTTCGGCTTCAACGTCTTCTTCGTCATCACCTTTAATCATAATCTTATACAGACAGCCACTAAACACGCGCCAGTAAGGGTCAGCTAAGCATCTTGCCAGCTCAGCTGCATCGGTTGGGAGTGGATTTAGGGCGGTCGTGTGGATTACGTTAGGCATATTCAACGCTCAACTTGCTTAGCGCTTCATTGATACGCTGCTCAGCTATTGCAAAGTAATCTTTATCTAGCTCAATGCCAATAAACTTGCGATTAGTATTGATTGCCGCGACACCAGTAGAGCCTGAACCCATGAATATATCAATTACTGTTTCACCATCGTTTGTAGAGTTATTAATCAAAATCTCTAGCAGCTCGACGGGTTTTTCGCTTGGGTGTTTCTTGCCACCTATAATATTAGGCACTCTTAATATATTACTCGTGCCTTTATTGTGGATATTCTTAGCACCGCCTTTACGCAACATCAAAACGCACTCATAGCCCTGCATATAGTAGCGATTAGGCGTTACATTGCCTTTATCCCAAATTAGCAAGTTTTGAAACTTAAACCCTGCTTGTTCGGCTTTATTTTGCAATTCAGCTAAGTTGCGAGAGTTAATCATCAAGTAAGTGTGTGATTTATCTGCCATTACGCGATACAGTTCAGGCAACCAATGCTCAAACTTAATATCGTTATGCTTAAACATTTTCCCTGTTCGCACCTCCTCAACCCAATCGGTACGCTTGTTGCTTTCTCTGCGCTTATTCATAATTCCTGAACACTCGTCACCTAGTGCAACCTTTCTACAGCCACCTGCCACTATTTTGTATGGAGGGTCAATGACCGCGCAATCAATGCCGTTATCAGGCATTGATTTTAAAATATCCAAGCAATCGCCCTGTTTCAAATCAATCATCATTACCACCCTTACGCTTCTTGCGCTTGGTATAAGCGACACACGCGATATCAATTACCATAAACACGACTTCGAGCAATAATTTACGTTTACGCATCGTCATCACCACTCACGCCAATACTATTACTGGCAGGCGCGTCCTCATATTCGGGATCAGCTTTCACTACACCAAAAGCATTGCCGTTATTATTCGCAATGCTGTGTAGTAGTGTGGTGAGGGCATCGACTGGCGAGCTATCAACGTCATCGAGGCCGTAGGCTTGACGCTCTAATGTCACAAGCTTGGTCATGGTGTCTGCCAAGTCTTTCATGACACGCACATGATTAGATAAAGACGTGACGCGCTCGTATGCTTCAAGCGCGCTTTCATCAATCGCATTGGATTTGAGTGCTGCTATAAACAAGTCTTCTAAGCGTGCGCGGTTGTCAGTGCCAATCTGCGCCTTTAAGTCATCAAGCAAGGTCATGGCAATGCTGCGAGCATCACCAATGTCTTGACGGTGTGATAAGCGCACGTTGGCTGTTAGCTGTGCGTTTTCTTCAATCGTTTGGTCATCACTTGCCAGCTTTTTAACCGCACGCTCTTGCACCAATGCGTTTGCTCGCTCTTTGATGCGGTGTTTTAAGTCACGTTTCCAAGCATGTTTTTTAGCGCGGCGTGTGATAGTCGTTGCATGAATGCCAAAATCTCGCGCAAGTTGTGCGTTTGTACGCAAGTCTGCACGATAAAGTCGCTCGACTTCTTCCCAATCACACTCAGGCTTGTCGTTTTTTTTACTCATATCATGCTCCAAACACCTTTAATAGCTTGATGTTAGAGCCTGTACGTGAAAAGTGCGAACCTTATAGGGGTAAGGACGCACGCTGTGCAAGCTGGCGTGCAATTTAATGCGTGTTTAATGCGATTTCTCGCAATCATCAATCAATAGGCGTAAAAAAACCTCGCATTTAGCAAGGTATTCTTGTCAAAAATCAGGCTTGCCAGCTAAACTGCCGATAATGCACGCAACTGTTTGCGCATCTCCTTCATCTCCAAGTCCATCTTAGCTGTCGTCAGTGCTGCATGATGGCCTATCTCAATATTGCTGTACTGCATTGCCTCGCACATCATTAGCGAGCCTACAATGCGCGCCTCCTTTGGCGTCAGTGTCAGTACGATGGTGTCACCGATATCAATCACAGTCGTGCCGCAAGGCAATACAATTTTACTAATGATACGTGCTGGCTTGTGCTCAATCACGGGCACATAGACGCCACGCTGTACACGATGAATAAAGCCGTCATTAGTGAGTGACGATAAATTATCATCAATAATCGTCTGTTTTAAGTCGAGTATGTCAGACAGCGTTTCGCGTGTGACTATCTGCTCCTGATTATGCAAATCAATAACCGCGTCCAATACTCTTTGCTTGTTCGTTATCTGCATGTGATTCATCCTCAAAATAATATATAATCGACATGCGATAACATTGCTCTGTTACTTGCCAGCCTAAAGCACTCATGCGACCAACATGGGTGCTTTTTATTTATTTCCAAAAATCAAGTGCCAACATAATCAAAACAGCAATAGCAGCTTTTATAGTCACTGCAATCACATCAGCCCAAGGAATAGGCCAAAAATGAATAACAAAAGCTACAAGCAGGCACACGGTCACAACCCACTCTATTCGATAGTTATTACTCACTCGCCAACTCCTTTAATAAAATCACTCACCCAAGGGTTATCTGCTAGACGACACTTAAATCTTGCCTGACTACCAAAATTAACCATCACACCAGCGCCATCCTCTACGTTCTCATCAATCAGCACCGATTCAATCTTGCTGGTATCTATGTAAATCGTATTACCGGAAAGATTTAACGCCTTAACTAAGCGCTTTGATAACTTGCCAGCCTTATACGCGAGCACAGCAACGACACTGCCGTACATCAGCATGAAGACAAAACTGAGTAAGAAGTAAGTCACTCGCCCACCTCGCTTATAAAATCACCCAGCACCGCATTACCATCAACCTGACCATGCAACCAAGCCAAGTCACGCGAATTATCAATCACAATATCACCAGGCTTAAACTCAATAGCGTTCTCTGATACGTGATTACCTTCAATACCGCCACGGCCAACTAAGTGAATAAGCACACCATGCTCTCGCACTAATTCGGCTTCGTTTTCAAAACGAACATCAGGCACTATCACGCACTTGCCAGCGTTCAAACGCGCAAATGCTTTTACCCAGATATCGCCATCAATCATGTGACGACCCCATTCGGTGCCTAACGTCTGCATCATGTGACGTGGCGTAGCACCATAACTATCATCAATCACCGCTTTTTTATCATCACTGCAATCCACTCCGATAGCGCGTAGCATGTCTCTCAACGGATCAGCAAACGATGAGCGCGACCAGTCATCGCTTAAATTATCAAGTAAGTAGCTGGCGAGTGTGTCCTTGCCTGCGCGTGCTGGTCCCGCGATACCGATAAGGCGCATCTTATCTACCATTACGTCCATAAATTCCTGTAGCGTAATTTCATCGGTAGCAGCTCTCACCTTCTTGTCATCTCTGCGCCATAGACTTGGCACTCTAGTTGCGTACTTGTTAGCAGCGTTAGCCCTACAAGTTGGGCAGCCTAGACCTTGGTTTACCACGTAGTAATCAATGCTGTCCTCTGCCATTTTTGCATCACAAGTAAGACATACCGCTACTTTTACTGGCTGTTCATCTGTGCCCATATCCCACTGAATATCACCAAACGTCTGCGCTGGCGTGTCATCGTTGAATGTGTCGTCAATAACTGGCTGCTGCTCATGAGCAGGCAAGCTATCTACATACTCATCAAGTGTTCGCATACCTAGTCCTGCCAGCGTTTTAGATTTACTTGTCATTGATAGATTCCTCATATTCCTTTACAGCGTAAGATAGCAAATCGACCGACTCGCCCATCATTTCACAGTAAAAAATTTCACCGCTGGCGTGTTCGTCTTGGTCGTACTCAATTAGCGACTTTCTAACATCCTTAGCCGCTTGAATTAACGCCTTTAATTCCTCAGTCATTGATAGCCCTCCTGCCTTGTTCGATTAACGCTGCATCAATCAATGCTTGCTCGCGCTGTGTCTGATTGTCACCCAGTTGCACCGGCAGGTTTTTAAACGAGCTGATACAGCCATCAATATCAACTGTGCCT